GTTCAAGTTACGCTGCCCGCACTGTGCATATGAGAATATTATCCGGCCGCCCGATCGCGATCTTGACAATCATATTGTCATAACCTATACTGGTTGTGTACCTGTTTAATTGAGTCGCGCCAGCTTTCGCGCAGCGCATCGAGCGAGTTTGACGCCGCTCCTGATCTTCGGATCGGGGGCGGCTTTTTTGATCCTATGAATCTTCTCTACGCAGAAATCACGAAGGCCGATCAGCGCATCGTTGAGGGCATCGCCTCGACGGAAGCGATCGACATGCAGCCCGGCGTTTGGGAGGGCCACGCCTACGCGGGTGATGTGGTTGACGTAGGGGCGATCGAGGAGGCGCTTCCCGGCTACCTCGAATGGGCAAACATCCGCGAGATGCACGAGGCCAGCGCAGTCGGCACAGCGATCAGCGCTGAGGTGATCGATGGCAAGCTGCGGCTTGTGGTCAAGGTCGTTGATGACAGCGCCTGGGAAAAGGTTAAAGAAAAGGTCTATAAGGGCTTTAGCATCGGCGGGCGTGTGGTCAAAGCAGTGCTTGAAAAGTTCCCCGATGGCACCTATATTCGGCGCATCCTCAAGCTGATGCTGACAGAGATCAGCCTCGTGGATCGCCCGGCGAATCCCGACGCGCGCATATTGGTTTTCAAGATGGAGGCTCCAATGCCCAAAGAGGAAGAGCAGGCCCAGGTTGCCACGGCGCCGGCATTGGACGCCGACACGATCGCCAAGCTCCAAAAACTCGCCGGTACGCTGCAACCCGCCGCGCTCCTGAAGGCCGCGTCCGACCCGGCGAAGATCGTTGCCATGATCCAGCAGGCGCGCAACGAGCTGGAGCTGACTGGCGATATGGACGGCGCCAGTATGTTGACCCAGGCGATCACGCTGGTGCAACAGGTCATCGGCGATGCGGATAATCCCGCCGATGAGCCACCACCTGCGGAAGAGCCGCCACCGGCCGAAGGCGATCCCGCGCAGATGGTTGCGGCCAGTGCCAAGGTGAGCACGCTGCGCAAGGCGGGACGGGCGCTCTCATCGGCCAATTTGGCAGCGATGGAGAACACCGTCAAGACGCTGTTGCAGATGATGGCCACGGCCGGCAGCGCCAAGGCCCAGAAGGCGATCAGCGCAATGGCGGACGGTGACGAGGTGGCAATGAGCATCGGCGCTGAACTGACGAAGGCGCTCAACCCATTGGCGCAAGCGGTGCTCAACATCAACGAGCGGATCATTAAGATCGAGGGCCAGCCGGCGCCGGGCGGGCCAGTGCTGCGCCGTGTTGAGAAAGTGATCACCGGGCAACCATCTGCCAATCAGAAGCCCGCCGCAGGCGCGCTGGTCAAGGCGCAGCTCGACAATCTGCATCATCTCTCGCGCACGGCCGCGACGATCGGGATGCGCCAGGAATATCAGCAGCAATACGAGGCGCTCGCAGCGCAGTATCAGTAGTCGCCGTTACGGCGCTGTAAAGGAGTGGCCATGTTACCAGTCCAGGTCATTGATCAGAACGGAAGAGATGTGACCGCCGAAACGATCGGCGCGATCAGTAAGATCATCGGTGCGACAGGCGTCGGTCTGGGCGGATCGCCCGACGATCTGGCCAAGGCGACGGGCACGATCACGATCGCCCAGAACCTCGTAGCGTATGACCTCGAAGCGCCAGCGAAGAACCTCTACCCGGTGCTGACTCCGCTCCGCAACTCGATCCCACGCATCACCCGTGGCAGCGGAGCGGGCACGGCGGCAAACTGGGTTCAGGTCGATGCCATCGCCGGCAACTCGATCGCGGGCATTTTGCCGTGGGTACCGGAAGGCCAGCGCGCCGGGCGGATGAGCGTCACAACCTCGCAGCAGTCGGCCAGCTACAAGACGATCGGCTTAGAGGCCGATGTGACCTTCGAGGCGCAGTCGGCCGGCATGGGCTTCGAGGACGTGATGAGCACAGCGGGCACGCGCCTGTTGCAGCAGACCATGATCCAAGAGGAGCACGCGATCCTGGGCGGCAACCTGAGCGTGGCACTCGGCACGCCCGTGACGCCGGTCAGTAGCGCCTCAGGCTCTGGCGCTACCTTGCCCGCCCTGACATACAGCGCCTACGTGTTCGCTCTCACCTACGAGGGCTACCAGATGGCCACGATCGCGGGCGGTATTAAGCGCCTGTTGACCGTGACCGGGATGGATGGCCAAACCTACACGCTGAACGGCGGCTCGTCGATCACCAGCGCAAACAAAACCCAGGCCGTGACGCTGGGTCAGACGCTGTTCCTGAACACCACGGCGATCAAGGGCGCGGTGGCCTACGCCTGGTATGTCGGCGCGGCCGGCGCTGAGCGGCTCGAAGCGATCACCACGATCAACAGCTTGGCGATCACCGCACCGCTGCTGGGTACCGGGCAGCTCTACAGCGCCGTCACGGTGCCTGGCACCGACTACAGCCTGAACACGACCGCGTTTAACGGGCTGCTGTACACCGCGTGGAACAGCTCGACGGCGTACTACCGCGCGCTCGCGACGGGCACGGCGGGCACGGGCACGGTGCTGACGGCCAGCGGGCGCGGCACGGTCACGGAGATCGACACGGCGCTGAAGGCCTTCTGGGATAGCTACCGAATCAGTCCCGAGGTCATCTACGTGAGCGCCCAGGAACTGACCAATATCTTTAACAAGGTCTTTGTCAGCGGCGCCAATCCGATGGTCCGCTTCAATATCGACGCTGGCTCAAATAATGTCAGCTTCACGGCCGGCGCCGTCGTCGGCTTCTATATGAATCCGTACTCGCTCGACGGCGGCAACGTGATCCCGATCAAGCTCCACCCGACGCTGCCGGCCGGGACGATCCTGTTCTGGTGCAACAACCTGCCAGCGTTCTATCAGTCGGCGAACGTGCCCCAGGTGGCGCAAGTCCAGTGTCGGCGCGACTACTACCAGATCCCCTGGCCGATCGTGACGAGGGCCAATGCCACGGGCGTGTATGCCGAAGAGGTGCTGAAGGTCTACGCGCCGTTCGCGCTGGGCACGATCACGAATATCGCGAACGGCTAGCTATCGCTGGCCTGAAGGTTCGCTGAAGAAAGGATGTACACGATGCCCGATCGGAAAAGGTTCAACCTTCCAGAGGAGCGCGATAGCCTGGCAACGCAGCCGGCGCCCGATTCGTTCCCACTCAACAATCCGCCAGAGGTCATTGATCCGGTGCCCACCGCGCCGGTTGAACCGCCTACGCCGGAGCCAGCAAAGGAGCCGCAGGCGCCCGTCGATGTGGAAGGCGTTACGACAGTCGTGAGCGAGGCGCCGGCCGATGGGCCGCGCCGTATTCGCGTGTGGGAGGGTCAGCACAGCGCCGATGCGGCGATACTGCAACGCAACGAGGATGCCACGCTCGATCTGAGTGTGGATATATGGAACACGGGCCAGCCGATCACCCTGTACGGCGTGAAGCGCCGTGTGGGCAACGGCAACGGCTATGAGGAGATCGATCCCGTGGCAGAACAAACGACCAAGGCGGTGCTCCCGCACGATACCGCTGATGACAGCGCGGCGGGCAAGGCGCCAGAGAACATGACCATCCTGCGCAGCGAAGTGGCCTTCGATGGCACGTTGCAGATCGACCATAGCAAATACGAGGTCAAGGCCGGTGTGGTCAAGGTGCCACCGTGGCACGTCGACGCAGCACGCGCGGCGGGCTACAAGTAAATGGCACCCTTCGATTACACCACACCGGCAAACGTGTTTGCCTATCTCAACTCGGCAGGCACGGGCACGGACCCGATCAACGAGGCGACAGAGATGCAACGCCTCGTGACCGGGATGAGCCGCGCCGTCGATCAGTGGTGTAATCAGGCCTTCAGTCTCGCAACCTACACGGCCCAGACGCTCAGGGCCGTGGTCGATGTGGAGGGCGTGTTGACGGCGTACCCAGCTGTGCCCACGATGAGCGCGCCGACTGCGGCCTCGTGGGGATCGCGCATCTACACGACGATCGACCTGACCACGATCGCGGTAGCTGAGGCTCCATCGGGCGCCGTCGTGCGCGCGTTCGGCTCGTATGGCGCGGCGCGTGGCCAGCGGATCAATCTACAGCTCAGCTACACGGGCGGCTACGCGAACCTGGCAGCGTTGCCAGCGGATTTTACATGGGCGGTTGACGCCCTCTGCGCGTGGGCCTATCAGAAGCGCAGCGCGCCGATCGACGCGACGGCCGCACCCGCGTTCGGCCAGCTGTATATCCCGTCGAACTGGCCGGGGCATATCAAGTCAATGCTGAGCAACTACCGACGGTGGGTGGCATGAGCATTGACGCCGCGCTAGCCGCTATCAAGGTACGTCTGTTGACCATCACGACGCCGCAAACGCTTCGCAAGGTCTACGACGATCCCAAGGAAAGCACCGGCCTAGGCGAGTTCCCGTGCGCGGTGCTGTCACTCGCGCCGCAAGTGGAGATGGCCTGGTCAACCGAGGCAATGGGCGGCGGCAGTGGGGTGGCACGGCACGACTGGACAGCGGCGCTGTATGTGTTTGTGGGGGCACGTAACACGCCACTGCCAGAGCTGCACAGCCGGGCGATCCTCTGGCCACAACCGATCTTCGTCGCGCTGGTTGCGGATATCACCTTAGGCGGCGCAGTGCTCCATATCGGGCAAGGATCGTCACCGCAACTGTTTACCTATCAGCACGGCCCGATCGCCTGGGCCGATGGAATCTATTGGGGGCTCCAATGTCTGATACCCGTGGTCGAAAAGCCGTACAACATCGTGATGGGACCATAATGAGCTTACGCTACATTGGCCAGGGCTCAGCGCTTCCCGACGTGCCTGCGCGCGATCTGGGCGACGAAGAGCTGGATGACCTGGCAGCGACGGCGGGGCCACTGTTGATGGGCCACGGTGGGCGCATTTCGTTCGTCAACACGCTGATCAACAGCGGGCTGTACACGGCGTCCCATATCGCAACCGCAGAGCAGGCGCCGGCGCCACCGGCCGAAAGCGAGTAAGTAATGGCAGTCGGCATTAAGCGCCTATCCAGAGTGCAGTGGGCCAAAGAGGTCACTCCCGGCACGGCACTGGCCGCAACGACCCGCTGGCGTGGCATGGCCTCGTATCTCGACGATCAGGCAAAGATCGAAGAGATCGAGGAAATGATGGGCATTATCGAGGGCGCCGATCGTACCGCGATTGTGCAGCAGCTCGGGATGCTCAATCTGGCGGAAGCGGCACTCACACCGGAGCAATTGCAATACTTACTCGTGATGGGCATGGGCGGACCAGTAGCAGGCACGACCGATGGCCCAGGCACGGATAAGATCTTTGTCACGAACCTACCCACCACGGCGAAGCCGACAACCACGCCGTACACGATCGAGGCGGGCGACGACTTCGAGGTTGAGCGGATGGCCTACACCGTCTGTACCAAGATCAGCATTAAGGGGGCGACGGGGGCTGTCGCCCGCGTCTCTGCCACGCTGATGGGCCGTCAGGTGCTGTATTACGTGACGGGCTTCGCAGCAGCAGCCATCCCGGCCGTCTCGGAACTGCCGGTGCAACAGGGCAAGCTCTACCTTGATCCGATCGGCGGCGTCTACGGTGCCACGCAAGTAGCGAATCTCCTGATCGGCTACCAGATCGATATCACGCTCAAGTGGCAACCGGTGTTCACGATCGACGGCAGCCTTGCCTACGCCTACCCGTCGTTTACCGGCTACGAGGCAACCGGCCAGCTCAGCTTCCTTCACGATACCGGATCGGGTGGCGCGGCGGCCGGGCAGCTCCTGCTCTTCCGCAACCAAACCGCGCAACTCTTGCGTCTTGATCTGATTGGCGATCTGGTGGCCACACCAGGCACGCTGTATAGTAACAAGCGGATCATCATCGATCTGCCGATCAAGTATAAGAACCCAGGGCCGCTCTCGGACAATAACGGCAACATGAAGTATGACTTTAAGTTTCGATCGCGGTACAACACGACAGCCGGGAACGCCGGCAAGTTCACCGTCGTGACCGAACTCACCCCGCTACCGTAATGGAGGAACCCCATGACGTTTCCTGACAAACCGATCGAAGTGGATCTGGATGCGATCGGCATTGATGGATGGATCGCGTTCGCCGATGCCAGCGCACAGCTCCAGCAGCTCCGAGGCGCGCGTGATGTGGCTGCCATCGGGCAAGCCCTCAGAGGCGCGCGCGAGGTGCTGATTGTATTCCTAGCGCCGGCCTGGTCGGAAGAAGAAATTGGCGCGCTCAATCTGGGCGAAATGAAAGCCGTGATGACCCGCATCGGTCAGGGTACGCACGGCCCAAACTCAGAGAGCGGCTCGCCCTCGACGCAGCCTATGGCTACGGCGGGCCGCTCCCCATCTGCGCCCGTGTCTGTCGGGTTGCGGCGCAATGGTCGTGCCCCCCGTGGGAGGTTGCGCCCGCGTTCGGCCTGAGCCGGATGGAATGGATGCTGTATCAAGAGGCGATGAGCTACGCCGAATACAGCGCCAAGAAATTTGCCGCCACACTCTACCCTGACGACTGACAGGAGCCGCGCCTGAGCGCGGTCTTTTTCTATGGCTGAGTTGACGTTAGTCATAAAAGGCTCTGATGAGACCAAGGCCGCCTTCGCCGATGTGCAAGGTGGGCTTCAGGATGTCGGCGAAACGGCCGAGTCGGCTGGTCAGCAGGGCGGCGGCTTCTTCTCCAATATGTTGAGCACGGCCAGCGGGTTCCTGGCGGCCAATGTCGTCGGCGCGATTGCCGGTCAGTTTACCTCGTTCGTCTCCTCGGGCATCAGCGATGCGCGCGAAGCCAATAAGTTGATGGCCACCACCGAGCAGCTGATCAAGACGACGGGCGGCGCGGCGGGCATGTCCGCTGAGCAAGTCGCCGACCTCGCATCGTCGCTCTCGGCAGCGGCGGGCAAGAGCCTGTTCGGTGACGATCAGATCCAGGGCGCTGAGAACGTCCTGATCAAGTTCAAGGAACTGAAGGGCATCGTCCCTGACGTGACGCGGCTCAGTGTTGATATGGCCCAGGCGCTCGGTGGCGAGCCGGCGGCGGCTGCTGAGGGCCTCGCACGCGCGTTTGCCAAGCCCGAGGAGGCGGCCGGGCGGCTCGCCAAGATGGGCGTCATTCTGACCGATCAGCAGCAGGATCAGATCAAGGCGATGGTTGCGGCGGGCGACACGGCCGGCGCCCAGGCCGTGCTGATGGAGCAGCTGAACGGCGTCTACGGTGGGCAAGCGGAAGCGGCAGCCAAGGCCGATGGGGGCATGGCCCAGTTCAAGGATCGTCTGGGCGAAGCCGGCGAAACGATTGGCGCGGCGCTGATCCCGGCGATCGATAAGCTCACCGGCCTGGCGTCTGACTATCTGATCCCGGTGATCGAGGAGGCCGCGACCTGGCTTGGCGAAAACCTACCCGGTGCGATCGACACCGTAACCACGGCATTCGGCACGATCGGCGGGATCATCGACACCGTGATCGGCG